AGATTCGGATCCAGAACTTAATAGCATTAAAAGAACTATAAATGATAGTAAAAAATGACTTTTATGTGTGATCTGCTGTTCTGAAACTTACAATAAAGGCAGTGTGAATTATAGAAAATATTTACACTGCCTTATAAACAAGGAGATAACATATGATATTAAAAGAAGCTCCCTCATTACCGTATGAAGGATATTTCTGGATCATAGATGATAAAGTTGTAGGTATAACATCAGAGGTTCCTCGCTATAATTATACTTATTCTCTAAACGGAAAAACACATAAGAATACATGGAGTAAATTTATTGACGATTATCTAGTAGACGATAAAAAAGTAGAGTGGGATTATTTTCCAAGAGGAAGAGTTATGGTTGATCCGGAGTACGACTTTGATGGAAAGTTTGAAGAATATAGTTGTATTGTTTTTCTTGATAAATGTCTAAACAATGAACATTACAAACAAATGATAGTCGATTACTATAATCTCGACCTAAAGACCATTCATAGAGTGAAATGGTCTATGTTGAGTGAACGTGCTGGAATAGATCATTATACTTGTCATAATTGTAGGAAACAGGGTGATGTAGATGATTAAACACGTTATGAAAAGTTGTTATGTGCATAATTCCAATTATAAGGTGATACTATGAAATTAAGAATAAAAGAATCTATTGAAAAAGTAGATAATATACTTGTTATGGATTATGTCGGAGATCTTGTAAACATTCTTCTAAATAAACCTAAACCGTATAGAATTTGTTATGATGTTCTAAATGATGTATATGGTATAGGTGATGCCTATAAATATATACATGGATATATAGAGGATGCAATGAAGAGTTTAGGTTATAAACCTCGTGTTATAAAAGGTGCTACAAATGAACTAGGTTGGGAGTTACCGGATAGAACCGACTATGTTGAGTGTACTTTTATCCCTTATGATTGTGAAGATGATAGTTGGCAAGTAGGTGGATTTGTAGGAGAAAGATCTAAACCCTTTTACATTTCTACAGGATTTATTCTAATGGGTGGAAATAAAACACTACAAAAATCTTTGCCTGATTTATATAAAGTTCTTGAGCGTCGAAATGCTGTCCGTAATAACCTTTCACATAATGAAATAGAAACAATTAGAAATACAGCTAAACGTAGATTACAAACCACCTATAAGAAATTCGAAGAACTTATAAAGTTATATAAAGATAATGGTTTTCGTTTAACAAATCCTAGATATAGAGGTTTAACGGGGTTCAAAGAATACAGTGACTACCGCATAAAAAATCCAAATAGTTGGGGTATGAATAGACCTGAGTATGATACCATTTGGAAAGATACTGTTCCTGGAAGGAATATGGATCCTATGGATGTTTATATAAACGAAGGAGAAGACGATGAGCAAGGTCTATATTGGATATATTCAGATATTTTAAGCACACGATCAGCCATATATGCAGAACTTATGAATACCTGTAAAGAATACAATCTACCATACTCTACATTCTATGACTTATAAATAAAACAAAGATTTTTATAAAACATGGAATGATAACATTACTATAATTATGACCATTTGTTAAACGGTGTACAATTAAGGAGTGAATTATTTATGATTAAATTATACAAATCAGATGATCGTGCATCCCTCAAAGAACGTGAATATGTAGACGATGTCTACACAGTTGTTTCTAAAGAATCTATGAATATGGAAGATGATTTAAGAGGCATTTATGTTGATGATTCTTTGGATGCTTTAGAAGACGAACTTTCTGCAGAAGGATTTGAATATTATGACGAAGGAATTTGCATAGCTCCTGCAGATTGCCTGTATAGAATTTGGAAGAATGACAAATATAAGATCTTTATTTATTTTGGTAACGACGATAACATCGTTTATAATATCTATGTTAAAGAAAAAGATACTACTTTAGAATCTGTTTGTTATAGAAAAAGAAAACTTCGTGAACAAGATGTAGAAATAGAAGTAAAACATGAAGGTATTCTAGAAGTACCCGAAGGAAAGAACGTAGAGGATTTACCCATTAAACATTTCGTAGACCTTGCAAAGAAGAAAGGTCTTTCTAAAATTACAAAAGCTCTTAATAATCTTCAAGTCTGGAACAAAAAGAAAAACCCATCTCTTTCAAAATGGGCTGGAGATATGATTGATAAAGTATCCAAGAAGATGGAAAAGAAAGAATCTTTAAGAACGAAAAATGAAGCATATCCAAGATATAAGAAATCATATTGGAAGTATAGATTAGATCACCCATTTATTGATAGAATAGAAAATAGTGAAACGGCAATATTCACAGATAATAATATTAGAAACATTCCTCTATTATCTTGTGAAAATCCGGATGACTGTTATAGTGATGATCCACTCTATTGGGCAGTTGAAGATGCTGACTATAATGGAGCTCCACTTTACTGCACAGAAGATGAGGCATACAAAAGACTAAAACATTACCTAAATATGAAATTGTACGAAAGAAGAAATGATTTATAAAATATCAACATAAAAAATACCTGGTATCTAATTACCAGGTATTTTTCTGATTAAATTTCGTATTCTTCAATCATCTTTCGAACTCTTTCAAGTTCACTATTACTATGAACAGTTCCACCGGAATTCATTTCAAGGTACCATTTCAGAACATCTTTTTTATATGCCAGATTATTAATGTTGAATTTAAGTGTATGATCGAGAGGAATATTATCTTCGAATTCATTATAGAAATGTCCGAAAACAGGAATTTCGTTATGAAGAAATCTAAGAATTGCAGTAAGTCTCTGAAGTCCGTCAACACAAACCATCTGAGGAATGTCTGTGTTCTTGTTAAAAGACCATTCTCCAATGTTGAAATAGATAACTCTTGCAGACTTTCCTCCACGAAGGAAGAATTCTACATACTTAATCTGCTGTTCCTCTGTCCAAACATTTCCTCTTTGAAAATCAGGATTAAGTTCAAGATTATAATCTTCTTCATAAGACTTAAGCATCTTTTCCAGATGTCTTACATGGATATCAACTTCATATTGTCCATATGTGAATTGTTCAATATTCTTAAAACTTGTCATAATTCATAACCTCCGAGGTAATAAACCTATCCTGCATCTATATAGTTTACTGTAATTATAGTATAACATATTTTCATAAGTTTGTCAAGGGGTTTTTAGAATCTTTGCTTGTAAAATAATTCACAAATATTGTCCTATATTTTTGTATACTAATAACAAAATAATTTATTTGAAATAATCTTGACAGATTTATGAAAATGTGTTATACTATATATATAGGATAGATAGCGTGATAAGTTGTTAAGAATAGAATATAAAAAAAATACAACTGATATATAATAAAACAATAAAACATAAACAATAAAATTGTGTTGTAGGTCACACGAACCGGAAAAAAGATGCATATTTATTTTTATAAATAATTAAGAGGAAGTGTTACTATGAAATTACATATTGTTGAAAGTGAATATGATGATGCTATGTCTTTGTATCGGCAACAAAAAAAGTCTTATGACGATGCTATGCAAGATTATTATTCTGATTACGATCAGTGGTATTCTAAAACACCTAATGAGTATTTTAATAATATTAAAAGATCTTTACGAAAGGTCATTATTGATGATACTCACCCATTTCAAAGCAGACTTGGATATACGGATATGCAAAACGGAATAAGAGGTTGGAGATTTGATCATGGTACTTTTCGATACGATAAACCTAATAATGTAACATTAGAAGTTTATATTGATATAACAGAGGAAAAAAGGAGTCCTGGATTTACCGAGGATGTTATTAAGGCAGTACCTCAAATTCAACATGACTTAGAAAAAAATTTAATAAAAGAAGGAGTCTCTATTGAAGAATCTGAAATCAAAAAGGATAAGTACCAGGTATCTATTATAATTCAATTTTCTTTTATTGTTGAGAAGAATCCATATTCTAAACCTAGTAAACCTACGAAACCTATTAAACCTAAGAAACCTGCAACAGTAAAGCCCTCTAAGGTTGGGCCCATTGACGGTGTTTATACAAGTAGCGCTAATAAATTCTATTGTGACGATTACGAGATTGATGATTTGTTTGATATACCTAATGCTGAAGGAGTTCTTAAAAGAGCCGGTTGGTTGAAAGGTGGAAAAGTTTACATCCCAAAAGGAACTAAATTCTATATGGATGGAAGAGATGACTACGGTGATTTTATCACTATCGAAGATGGTCCTATGAAAGGAATAAGAATTCACTTTGTAAACTATGGTGCTAACGATCCTTTAAGTCTTCAATATTATATTGACAGATATACAATGTAATAAATGAAACTTAAAGAAATATACAATCCTACAAAAAAAAACAAGTAGATGTCAACATTATAAATTGTAGCCCTTATGTGGTTACATTATCTCATCTGCCAAGCGTAGAAGGAGTTCCTTAGAGCGTTATATAAATGAATTATGTGACGCTCTATGCAATTTTTAATATAACAGTTTTTATACAAGGGGGTGTTCATATGAAACTTTATGTAAAGGAAGATTTAGACAATATGGAACCGGAATACGGTGTGCTGTTCAGAAATCCAAAAACAAATAAAAACTCACTCTGTATCTTTTATAATAAAGAGGAAGCTTTTGAATTTTTCGAAGATTGTGAACTTCTTGGAAGAGGTGTTTTTGATAAATGGGATCCGGACATTATGACTAAAGATACGGGTAAAGGTTACGAACCTGATAAATATGGTAAATGTTGGTATATAGCTTATACTTCGGATGGTGACGAATATCTACAAGAAGTAAGAGTTATAAATAGAGAACCAGTTATTTTTTAATAGGAAAGGATGTTTTTATTATGATAAGAAAAATGAGTAAACGTGGTATTGTTAAAAATAACATCAAGGAAAGTTATTCTGATATTTGGTCTGACAACGTATGGGATGCCTATGATATTGCTTTAGATTATCTTGGAGCAGAAGGTCTATGTGAAGCACTTGCTAAAGCTATGGGAGATGTCGAACTTGCAGATAACCTAAAGTATATCTTTAGAGTTAATGAGATTCCTTTTATGAATGACGAGGAGTTTAACGAATCTATTGTTAAAGAATCCCAGGATAAGAAATGGCTCAATGTCGAAGTAACAGAAGACGAATACAGAAAGTTGAAGAAATTCCTAGTAGATCACAACATCAAACATGAGGCATCAGGTGCTTATAATATGATTCATGTTGAAGTATATGTTGATGAATATGAGAGACAAAAAGTAAATGATTTTCTGGACACACTTGATGAAGGCTGTCACAGTGGCAAGAAAAGACCTATTAGAAAAGGCACTAAAAGAAAGTAATACATTTTAATTTAGTATACAATAATCCTCTATCTAATATCAGGTAGAGGATTATTTTTTATTGAGTTACATATTATAATTAGAATTAAATATAAATTTTATAAGTTTTTTCTACTATATCTTATACAAGGATAAAAAAGTAGGAGGAACTTTTTTATGTTTACATGGGATCAAATAAAAGACATGAGTAAGGATGAGTTCGCTAGACTTTCACCGGAGAATAAAGAACTTATCCTTAAAATTTTAACTGAATATAAAGAGTATGGAAGTTCAACAACATTGAAAGAATTGTGGGAAGTAGACTATACAGAAATTCCAGTATCTATCGATGAATTCATTTGTAATCCATACTATCTAGGAAATTCTACAGGTGAAGGTACTCTTATTTATCCTTATTGGAGACAAAAATACAGAGAAATATTTGATCCTTCTTTGGGTTATGAGGAAATAGTTCTAACAGGTGCTATTGGTGTTGGTAAAACAAGAACTGCTGTTGTTTGTTTATGTTATTTATTATATAAATTAATGTGTCTTAAGAATCCACAAAAATATTATAACTTCCTCGAAGGAGATAAAATAACTATATTCTTTCTGAATATTACATTGACACTTGCTGAAGGTGTTGGTTATTCTACTATGCACGAATATCTACTAGCTAGTCCTTGGTTTATGCAAAGAGGAACTGTTAGTGGTACTAAAAATTTAAGATACAATCCTCCACATAATATTGCTATTACATTTGGATCTAAAGGTGAACACGCATTAGGACAGCAAATATATTGTGCCTTCATGGACGAGGTTGATTTTAAACAAGGTTCTAAAGGTGTATCAGCATTAGATCAATCTAATAAAATAATGGCAGCATACAGAACTATAAAAACCCGTATTAATTCACGTTTTATTAAGAATAATGTGCAATATGGAAAATTATTCCTAGTTTCCTCCAAGAAATCAGAACACGACTTTCTAGAAAGTTATGTTGCTGAAGTAAAAAGAGGAAAAGATTCGGATAAAATGATGGTGGTTGATGAACCACAATGGGTTATAAAACCAAAAGGAACTTTTAATAGTAAAACTTTTCCGGTTGCTGTGGGTAACAGATCCTTAAAATCACGAATGCTACCGGAAGAGACCACGGAAGAAGAAAAACAAGCACTTATAAAACAAGGATATCGTATATTAGAGGTTCCTCTTAATTTCCGTCACGACTTTTCTATAGATATAAATGCCGCTCTGATGGACCTGGCAGGTATATCGGTTGTGGGAACAGTTTCTTTCTTTAATTATGATATGTTCTCCAAATGTTATAATAACGGATACAAGAATCCATTTGTTACTGATATTCTAACTATTGGAATATATGATGAATTAAAAATACAGGATTTTTTCGAATTAGACAAAATACCTTATTCAGTAAGGTCTATGCCACAGTTCATTCATATAGACGCCGCACTAACGGGAGACAAAGCAGGTATAACAGATGTAGGTGCTTCAGGTCTTAAAGAAATACAATTATACGACGGAACCAATGAAAGTGTTGTTTCTGAAATGACATATAAACACATATTTACCGTTGACATAAAGGCACCACAGGGTTCCGAAATATCGTTTGAAAAAACAAGACAGTTTATTTATTATTTAAGATCGGTTGGTTTTAACATTGTAGGAGTCTCGTTGGACGGTTATCAGTCTGCAGATACAAGACAGTTACTTATTGCACAGGGTTATGACGCTACTATCATATCCCTAGATAAATCTCCACAAGGTTATCTGACATTACGATCTGCTATGAATGATCAAAGACTTTCTTTGTTACATATAGATTTATTAGAAACAGAGCTAGTACAATTACAAAGAGATGTTCAAACAGGTAAGCTTGATCACCCCGATGGCGGGTGTTTTACAGAAGATACAAAAATAGCTCTTGTAGATGGTAGAATATTAACTATACATGATCTATTATTGGAACAAGAATATAAAGATAATTATGTCTACACAATTAATGAGTCAACACACGAAATAGAACCTAAACGAATAAAAAAGGTTTTTCAAACAAAACTCGTAACAACACTTCTGGAAGTAACTTTGGATAACGGTGAGATAATACATTGCACACCAGAACATAGATTTATGTTAAGAGACGGTGCTTATGAACATTGTGAAAATATAGTTTCGGGTACATCTCTTATGCCGTTATACACTAAAGTAGCAGAAAAAGGTTTGCCTGGTTATTTGATGATATACGATCCGTTTAAAGGAACTTGGTTTTTCGCACATAGAAGATTCTATGGTTCTATGACACCTGGTGGTAGATTAGTGCACCATAAGAACTATAATAAACTTGATAATAGACCTACAAACTTGATTAAACTAACTAAATCAGAACATGCCTGTATTCATAACAACAGAACATTGGATTATTCAAAAATATCAAGATCTGTCAAAAAGTGGCATGAAAAAATGCGTGGTACACAGTTATATAACAATAGAAGCATAAAAATTCAAAAAAAAGTAATAGACCATTATAAAAAACTAAATCCAAAGTATGTGAACAAAAAAGATCAATATGAAAATAAAATAAAAGAAATTGAGAGGTTATTCGATATATGTTGGAAAGATCTAACAATATCACAAAAAAACTCTTATAGTGTTAAATTTGCTAGATATTGTGATCCATCCATACAAGAAAAAATAACAAAAGCAATAAAAAATAATCATAAATGTGGTAAGTATAAAAATGCGTATACTGCTTTAGCAGGTAGACGTTGGTACACAAACGGTCTAGACAATTTATATATTAAAGATGGAGATCCAATACCTGAAAACTATCATCCTGGAAGAAACACAAAATCGTTTAATTATGAAAGAAAAAAACTATGTGATATGACTCCGGAGGAAGCGGAATTACGTCGACAAAAATGTGGTCGTTCCGCATTAGGAAAAAGATGGATAACAAACGGTATATGTAATATATTAATTTCTCCTGCTGAAGATATACCCGAAGGATACTATTATGGGAGAACCTTTAATCCTACGGAATACAAAAATCACAAGGTTCTTTCTATTAAATACATCCATAGACCTTGTAGAGTGTATGATCTTGAAATAGAAGATAATCATAATTTTGCATTAGCTGCTGGTGTATTCGTACATAATTCAAAAGATATGTCAGATTCTTTAGCAGGTGCCTTATACAATGCTACACTCCACAAACAAGAATTGGTAGACAGTCTACAATTATTATCATCTGCCATAGAAGTAAATGACGAAATGACAGCAGAACAGGAATTTATAAGTGACATGGAAAATTCTATGAAATATCAGCAATCTAAACAAGCTGAGGATAAATTAAACGACTTATTTGGATCACTAGGTGGATACAACGATCCAAATGTTATTTCTTGGTAACATAGAAGGAGGTTTTACAGTGGGTATTAGACAATTTTTTGAGGATGCTTTTCGTATAAAAGTAAAACCGTTAGATAACGCATACGATGGTATGAATATCACTAAAGATAGTGAGGATCTAGTAAATAGACAAATACACAATACAGAACCGGGTTCCTTAATTGATGTAGATGCTATAACTAAATTTAGAACACTTTCTTCTGATAGACAACAGAGATATGACGAATTTGAAAATATTCTTAAAGATGCAACTATCGCTGCGGCTGTTGAAATGTATGCTGATGATGCTACACAGTACAACTATAGAACAGGAAAAATCATATGGGCAGAATCTGATGATAAGGATATTGAGAAAGCCGCTAACAGACTTCTTACTGTTCTTAAAATCAACGAGAATGCTTGGTCTTGGATTTATGCATTAGTAGCATTTGGCGATGTTTATTTACGACTTTATAGAAATGGAGATAGTTCTGATTATAATGAACTATACTCATCCTATAAATCAGGAACCACCGTCATTAGAGTAAAACCAATAGATAAATCTAGAAAAATAGATGAATATGTAGAATATGTTGATGATCCGGCTACAATGTATGATCTACAAGTTCGTGATAAAACATCTGGATTTGTAAGAATGCTAAATGTAGAAAATAACATGGATACTACGTCTTCATTATATCATTCATTTATGAACAATACGGTAGAGCTTTCCGATGTGAATATTTACGATAGAACAAGTTTCGTTCACATTTGTCTATCTGGTAATATTGATAGACATCCGGAACTATTAGCGCTAACAAATTCTAAAGATGGGTCTGTTCAAGTGTATAAAGTAAAGACAGGTAAATCCATTCTTGCTGATGCTTATGAAGCTACAAAAACAGTAGAACTATTAGAAAATAGTTTAATGTTAAATAGAGTTACAAAATCCGCACTTGTTAGAATTCTTCAAATAGAAGTAGGTAATATGCCTAAACCGGAAGTAGAAGCTCTGTTAAGAAGAATCAAAAACATGATTGAACAGAAAATGGCACTGAATAAGCAAAATGGTGTTGTAGCTTCTTATAATTCTCCAGGTCCGGTAGAAAATGTTGTATACATACCTACAAAAGAAGGTAAAGGTGTAATTACATCTACAAACCTAGGTGGAGATGTAAATATTAAGGACATCGTAGATGTAGATTACTTTAATAATAAGAAACTTTCAGCTTTAAAAATACCAAAACAATTCTTAAATTATGACGCTCCTGAAGGTTTAGGTAACGGTACTTCTTTAACTAAATTAAGTTCAAGATATGCTCATACTGTAATGCGTATACAAAATGCCTTCATTTCTGGTATCACAAACCTACTAAATTTGTTATTTTTAGACAAAGGTTTAGAATATATAAATAAATTTACATTAAAAATGGTATCTCCTGCTACAATAGAGGATACGGAAAGAGATGAGCAAATGAACTCTCGCCTCGATCAAGCATCTTCTATTATTGACATGATCGATGGTAAAATTAATGAGAACGGTATGCTTAAAGTAGTTGAATGGATACTTGATAATTACTTAAATCTTTCTGATGTTAGTGCATTGTTAAAGAAATATAAAGCTGTTCAGGATACGAATAATTCGTTTGAGGGTCCTGGTGGTGGAAGTAATTCCTTTGATGTAGATGTTAATATGGGTGGTGGTCCTGGTTCCTTCGACCAAGGTCCTTCCATGGAAACAACAGAATTTAGTTCGGAACCTACAGAAATGGAACCTACTAGTGAACCAACAATGACACCTGAGGCTTAAACAATTTCGGAGGTTATAAAGTAAAATGCTTATTTCGAAACATGATTGTTTTACAATTCTAAAAGAACTACATAATTCTGGAGAAGATGTCTCTGAAGAAGTAAAGGAAGCTATTGCGGGTAATATTCCTAAATGTGTGGTTCACAAATTAATTGAACAAGATAATGATGTTGTACGTTTTTACTTAAACCTTAATAATAAAGCACATAAAATAATAAAAGAAATACTCACTTGTGAAGGAAAGCCAATAAAAACATATCTAAAGATAGCCTCTAGTATTATTACACAAGGTCTAATAACTATGGAACACTTGTATGAAAACGATATACAAGGTCAGAATAAGTTTATAGAATGTTTGGGTCTTAAAGAACTTTCCTTTGGTATAAGTGAGTATTTTGCTACTGGTAATTATGAAAGCCTCGTTACTGCCGTAAACAGTAATAGAAATGATATAAAACTCATACTAGATTAATTCTAATACTTTATGGAAAGGGGTGATCAATATGCAGGTATTAATTGAAACTAGAATGAATTCCCTTAAACTAACTGAAAGCAAGGTTATTAAGAAGGGTTGTTTAGGTCGTCTAGAAGGTGTTTGTGCTGATTTCAAAAACCCAACAAGAAATGGACGTAAATATCCATTAGGTCTTTGGAAAAAGGTATTTAGTGATAACTTGTTTAAGGAATCACTACAAAATAAGACACTGTTTGGTGAGTTAGACCACCCCGAGGATAGATTTGAACCACTTATTTCTGAGGCGTGTGTTGTCATGACGGATTATCGTATAGATGAAGATGCCGGATTGATTTATGGTGGTTTTGATATCCTAGATACACCAAAAGGAAGAATACTTAAAAGCATATTGGATTACGGTAGTGTTGTGGGTGTGTCCAGTAGAGGACAAGGAGACATTGTTGAGTCTTCTGAAGGTGAATGTGTTGATGAAGATTCATATGACTTCGCCTGTTTTGATGTTGTTTCTACTCCAGCAGTAGAAAAAGCTAGACAAAAGGTAACAGAGTCTGTGAAACGTATCAATGCTAAAAACTTCAAAGAATCTGTGGAGACACAGATAAAGGAAGCTGAAACAGTTACGGATCTAAATATTATCCGTTCTGTTGTTAGAACTTCCAAACTTAATGATTCCGATATGGATTCACTTATTGAGTCCATTGAAGATAGATGTAATACTCTACAAAATGTTGGTGAAACTATCACAACGGTAGATAAATTACAAAATAATGATGCTGAATGTGTTATAGAGTCTGCTAATACTATTAGAGATAATAAAAAACTATATCGCTGCATTACAGATCTTCGCAAGAAAATATCCGCTTATAAACACAGAGAATCCAGATATCTTGAAACAATGACAACGTATAAGGAACAATTAAGTTCTTTACAAGATCAAGTTGATAGATTAAAAAGATTCTCCAGTAAAGCAAAAACTAACTTGTCCATAACAAATAAGAAGTTATTGGATACCGAATCATTACTTTCTAGTACAAAGAAATCCTTGTTTAGTCTTAAAAAGGAAAGAATTAATTTATCAAGAGCTAATGAACAGCTACAACTTGATAACCAGAACCTTACAAGAGAGCTAGAGGAACTTAAAGAAAGTATTACAGTTAGATTGTCCAAGAAGGACAAGGATATTGACAAACTTACTGAATCTGTAGAAGCATCCAATAAACGAGTAACTTATTTAGAGGAACAGTTGAATAGTATAGAAAACACACACGAGTCTGAAATAACATCTTTGGATTCTGAAGTTGATAACTATTCTATGTTACTTGAAGAAGCTCGTAAGAAAGTGGAAAATGGTAATTCTACTATTTCTACACTCAAAGAAACCATAACGAATCTAAGTTCTGATAATGGTTTACTTGAAACAGCTAACAGGAAACTGACGGAATCCATAACAACTCTACAAAGAGGTTATTTAAAACAACTTTGTAAAGCAAATGGATTAGATCCTAAACTGTTCCAAGGATCTTTAACTTCTACAACTACTTCCAAAGAAATAGAAACATTAGTTGAATCCTATCGAACAAAACTTGACAATATGAATAGTTTAGGAATTACTTCCGAAGGTTTACCTTATGGAGACGGTTATCTGTTAGAAAGTGTTAAAAGTACACCAAAAACAGAAAGTGATATTGAAAGTGATAATCTAATGGGATTATTACTTGCTACACAAAAATCTCTATAATTTTAAACGAAAGGAATGTAATTAATATGAGCAATCTTATGGTTGAAAATGCCATCAACAAAATGGCTACTAAAGCTACTCCGAAAATTAAAATGTACGAAAAGTACATTCGTGCCGCTGAGGCTGTTCAGAAGGCACAGGGTAAGACACTTACTCTTGAAAAGAAAGTTGCACTTGCAACTACTCTTAACAATACCAAGATGATTTGTGAGGCTACAAACAGTGCTAACATTCCAAGTAAGACTTTCTTCATGGATATGCTGACTGCTGTTGTTCCAAATCTTATTGCTCCTGATATTGTTTCTACTCAGGCTCTTGAGTCCAAAGCAGGTATGATTTCCTACTTAAGATTCTCTTATGGTTCTGATAAAGGTCAGACCACTGCCGGTACTATGTTTAATAACTCCCTTTACACTGGTCATTCTGATCCATATTACAGTGCAAGAGTTATTGACGGTGAAGCTGTTGAGACGGGTATTAACTTCGAGTATGTTCCGATCCTTCCCAAGACCGTAACAGTTGTTCTTCCTGATGGAAATACCTATACTGATGATGGTGCTGGAAACATTATCAATCCTGCAAATGGTAATGCTACTGTTGGTACTATTAACTATGCAACTGGTGCATTTACCTGTACCACTGCTGTTACTGGTTCTACTGCTACTTACGAGTACAATAACGAGCAGGTTCCGGATCTTAAGGTTCCTGAAATCAATCTCAGCCTCGCACAGATTCCAATCTTTGCAAAGTCCAGAAAGCTCGCTGCATATTGGGGCTTTGACGCAGCATACGATCTTAAACAGCAGTATGGTGCTGAAATCCTTGAAGTTATGTCTGCACAGGCAGCTGGTGAGATCGCCCATAAACAACTTGTGGCATAATGAAGTGATTCATTATGAAAACTGTGTGAATTTCTGGAAAGCCTTATTAGTTTAGTATCGCTAATATGGTAATCAGAAGCCAAGATAGTTTTATAGAGGAATTTTTATGTACGGTTATATTTATATCACAACAAACTTAATAAACGGAAAGAAATACATTGGGCAAAAGAAGTCAGAAGTTTTCTTACACGAGAAGTATTTAGGTTCTGGTAAAATATTAAAACAAGCTATTGAATTTTACGGACGTGAAAACTTCAAAGTTGAAATGTTATGTGAATGTCAGTCAAAAGAAGAATTAGACGAAATGGAACAGTATTATATTAAATTTTACTATGCACAAACAAGTAATAGGTTCTATAACATATGTAAAGGTGGTGAGGCAGGTCCAGGTGGTCCTAGATTTAAAGGACATAAACATTCTGAAGTAACAAAACAAAAAATGAGTGAAGGTAGAACTGGATCAAAAAATTCTAATTACGGCAATCACTGGACACAAAGTGAAGAACTTAAACAGTTGCATAGTAAGTTATCCTCCGGTAGTGGAAACGGTATGTACGGTAAAAAACATACTGATGAAACAAAACAATTAATAGGTTCCAAGAATAAAGAGTCTATGACTGGTAGAATTCGTATAACGAACGGTGATATAAATAAACTTGTCAAACCAGAAGAACTTGAATATTACCTTTCTAATGGTTACTGGAAAGGTAGAACTATGACATTACTTAAAAATAAATAACTCTATAAAATTATAAGGTTCAACGACTATCGAAAGCTAGAAAATTGCATTTGTAGAAATACATAAATACCAGAAGGTAGGCAATTTGAGATAACCAAGTGAGTAGAGTACAGCCAAATGGTTAGTAATAAGACGATATTAGTCTTATGTAAATCTATTAAATGGAAGTGCACAGGTTCTTACTATAATGGTAACAGTTATGTAAGAATATGATATAGTCTGAACCATACAAAATACATAATGTATGGAGATCATAATAAATGTTATGATCGTAACTAAATGGAGATTGATACTGAAATCGTAAGCAAGCTCGTTACTGGTGCTGCTGCTGGTACAGAGATTACCTGGAATAAGGTTCCGCCAGTTGGTGTTAATGCTCTTGACCACTATGACAGCTTCTGGATCACTCTTACTCAGGGTGCAAAACAGATCTTCAATGCAACACAGAGAGTTCAGCCAAACTTCATTGTTTGCGGTTCTAATGTTGCTGCTGTTATTGAGGTTATGAGAAACTTTGATGCTACCGGTTCTAGTGATGCTGTTGGTCCTCACTTCATTGGTACACTCGGCGGCAGATACAAGTGCTACATTGTTCCTGCTATTGATCCTAATGTCTTTATTATGGGTTATAAAGGAACTAACTTCCTTGAAACTGGATTAACTGATGATTATGCAGTTGCAGCGTAATACAAGTCCAGTATAAACCTGGTGAACTGCTGGAAAGCTTAATTAAAGAAATAAGTCAATCAGCAGCCAAGCGTTAAATTTAATATTTAACGAAGGTTCAACGACTATCGAAAGCTAAACAACCACATTTGTAGAAATACATAAATAATACATAATTAGGTGGTTTGAAAATAAGGTTACATAAGATGTAACACGAAGCAAGTAGAGTACAGCCTATTAAGGTTAGCAGTAAAATGATACTAGTTTTACATAAGTCTATTAAATGGAAGTTCCAGGGTTTTTAATAACTTGGTAACAGAGTTATTAAATTCATGATATAGTCTGATCCTCACAGTGATGTGAGTAATATACAGTTATTACAAACTGTGTAAACGTAAATGTTGTATACGCGCCGTATATACCGATTACTTCGACTGATATTTTAATGCCAGCAGATTTCCGTGGTCAGCAAGGTTATGCTACCAGTTATGGTACTAAAATGATTAACGGAAAAATGTATCTTCGTGGTAGAATTGTTGGTTGATTTAATTCTTAATAGGTAATGTACCGTTACATAGTGATATGTAATTTGTAGTAACAAGAGTGAATTCAGGGAAAATCCTTATAGTCTAAACTACCAAGCATATTTAGTAATAAATATGTGGATGAAGTAATTACTCATGTATGGTAACAAGGTTTAGAATTGGATAACCTCTGAGCCAAGATTCCAATATTAATTGGAATAAGGTGCAACGACTATCGGGTGGCGCCGAGTAGAACCAAATGGTTCGAAGTGCTCTTGGGCTTTACTTTATTGTAAAGTTTATGATATAGTCTGAACTTGGTTAGTACGAAATCTAACATACATATGGTTCTTATGTATTCCGAAAGGACAAGAATTTTATAATGACTAGAGGTTAATATGATAAAGTGTATTGTTTGTGGACAGGAAGTTACGTCCAAAAGAGGTTTAGCCTTTCATATAAAAAAGCATAATATTAATTCTGTTGCGAATTATCTTAAACAATATCCAGAAGAAATAATAAATGTAGAACCTAAAGATGATACACTTTTAACGTGTCCTATATGTGGTAGATACAATATGAAACAATTAGGTCAACATATTGTAGGTACACATAAGATGAGTCATGAAGAATTTCTTGTTATGTATCCGAATCAAAAAATGTTTGTTGACGAAATTAGTAGTAGATGTGCTAGAGCGGGTAGAAATGCTGTTAAACAGTATTACATTAATAAACAGAATGATCCAGAAAGATATAAACTTATAAGACAAGCTGCTTCTAGAAAACGATTTGAGACCGATCCTAATTTAGGTATGAAAATATCCACAATACTTCGAAATAAGGGTGTTTATGAAGAAACATCAAAACGAACTAAAAAGATGTGGGAAGATAGTACTTATAGAAAAATGCAATCTATGAAGTGTAGAAAGCAACATGATAATGGTCTAACTGATATTATATTAAAAAATTCTGGAAGAAAACGATATAAGTTGATATTAGAGGATAAAACATACTATATGAGATCTACCTGGGAGATTGAATTTGCAAAATTTCTATATAACAATAAAATAGAATTTAAATACGAACATATGGGTATAAACTACTACTATAATAATAAAAACAGAATTTATTATCCGGACTTTTACATAGTAAATACAAACATTTTATTTGAGGTAAAACCTAAAGATTTGATTCCTAAAACAAGAAATGTCTTAAAAAGACAGGCTTGTTTAGATCTAGGTTATGATTTTAGATACATAACAGAGAATGAATTAAAGAACCCAGACACAATTAATCTACTAGGATGTTATAGAACGTAACAAAATTGATGCCTATCTTAAGCACGGACGTCCTCATGCCTGCTGACTTCCGTGGACAGCAAGGTTATGCAACCTCTTATGGCTGCAAGATGATCAACGGTAAGATGTACCTCCGTGGTAGAATTACAGGTTGAGATTAACCCTTTAATTTAACAGGTACCGGGTTGGTATTATTTATTAACCCGGTACCCTTAAATATAACATAGAAAGGAAAGATTTATTATGGCAACTGCTTACACTGTGACCATTACTAATACTAATACCAGTCCACTTGTTCTTCAAGATACTATCAGTCTTGTTACTATTAGTCCTACTGGTATTACCACTCCAGATACTCCTTATACA